TGATCCTGCTACATATACTATGATAAAAAAAAACTTAACGGAAAGTAAAATGAAATTGAAAGATTTGATAGTGGAGGGAGGCGCAGGTGGCCATATGGCACATCCGTTTGATATTCCTTCAGTAAAAAATGGAAAAGATCTAGTTAAAGTATTTGCGCGAGCAGCAGAGTATCTTAAGAAAGGCCCTGCATCAGTTAAGATTGACGGAGTAAATGCCTCTATACGATTAATTAACGTTGCCGGCAGACGCCAGTTTGTAATGGACCGTGGATCAAATAAACCTTTAGATGTTAAAGGCGTAACAAAGGCAGACTTAGAAGCGCGGTTCGGTGCTGGTCATGGCATGATAGTAACAGGTGGTAAAGTATTAGACATCTTTAATGATGCTATACCAGATATAACCATTCAACTTAAATCATTAGGTCTATGGGACAACCCTAATATCTTATTCAATATTGAGTATGTAGCTGGTTCTACTAATGTATTATCATATAATAAAAACTTCTTAGCAATACATGGATTATTAGAAATTGAACAAGTAACACCTAAGCGTCGTGCTACTAAAGAGGTAACTTATAATAAGAAGTCAATGCAAGATCTATTGAACAATTTAACCCCGACTGCAAATGAATATGGGTTCGAAGTACTAGGATCTGTTCCGACTACCTTAGATAAAGAACCAGACTTTGCAGGGGAGCTAGCTAAAAAATATTCTATCACCGTTAACGGTAAAAAAATATCAAAGACGTTAAGTCAATGGTTAGCAGGAGCTACTAATGAAAAAGAAAGTACGGTTAAGTTAGCTGACGGTAAGACAATTGGGGCTCAATCAAAACAAGTATTGCTAGCTTTATCGCAAGGCGAAGATGCTGCTAAAATGTTAGCCGATCCTAAAGATGTAGAAAAAGTAATTAACGGTTTTGTTATTTATTTAGCTACAATGGAATTGGGTAATGCAGTATTAGAAGCTTTAAGCTCACCCTTAGGACCAGTTAGCGGACATGAAGGTATTGTGATTAGAGACCCTAAAATATACGGCGAGCCGTTTAAAATAACCGGCCGATTTATTGTTAAAGGACTAGAATCTCAGTTTAGATAGATATTTATTAAAAAGGAAATATATGGCAACAGAAAAAGAACTACGTAATGAAATACGTAAACATGTACGTAATATACTAGCCGAGTCGACTACTAACTCATTTATTAAAAATGTAGGATCGCAGGTACGTGCTAGTTTAGGCGGTGGACGTTCAATGCTCGATAAAGCATTAGGCGGTATGGACGTTGAACGTCTTGCAAAACTACCTAGAATGCAAAAGGTAGGATTACTAACTACACTAATGAAAACATTTGGTATCACTGCTGATGAACTAACAGCATTACGTGGTCAAGTAGCACGTGGTCTTAAAGCTGATTCTAACATGAAAGAAGGCAAGCTTAATGAATTAGAATTAAGCTCTGATACGGCATCAGATAAGCCAGCGGCAGGCAGTGCATTAGCCAGCAAAGCAGAAAAAGTTGAAAAGACTCAAGCTTATCAGATGCTAGTTAAAGCTATCGAAAACAAGCCAGCGACACAGCAAGTAGCATTTGTTATAGATATGCTATCAAGACTACCATTGGATGATAGTGCTAAGCGTATGCTTAAAATGAAAATTAAATCACAGTTACAATAAGTATGAGCAATAAGTTACAAAATGTTAAAGCAAATAAAGAATTACTAGCAGGTACACATAGTACTCAAACTAGAAAGTCTTTTGGTTACACTGGAGAAGGAACTACAAGCAAACGTGCTGTAGGAGATATATGGATTGAGAAAGATCCTGCAGGTGTAGAATATAAAATAGAACAGAAGAACGGATTTCGTACTAGGACGCCATTAAACAGTATTCTTAAACAAGTACGTGATATAATGTCTGTTCCTAAAGAATGTCCTTGCTGCAAAAAGAAGATGCGTGATGACGAAAAGGCTTTAAACTTTAAAATGTATTTCAAGCATAAAAAATGTTTTGATTGTGTCCTTAAGGAAGAGACAGCTATTCGGTTAAAAGGCCGAGAGGCATGGGAAGAATATTCACGTAAGTTTATGTTAGCTAATGCAGAAGCATGGCTAGCTGATACAGATAAAGAAGTTGAAATTTTGCGTAACTCACTTAAAGTACAGTTTACACAAAATGCGGATGGTGGATTAGAAGAATGGGATCAAAGCGCATTCTTTGAAAAATTTGATAGTGATTATCAAGAATTGAAAAAAACTATAATAACAAACCTTAAAGGTGAAAATGGCAACTCCTAGGAAAGTAACTAAGGCAGCTGAGAAATTAGAAAAGCATTCATCTGAAATGCAAGATGTAGCAAAAAAATGGCAAGCTGCCGCCGGTAAAGACAAACAAAAGCTTTTAGACCAGTTAAAGAAGATGACATCTGAAAAGCGCGATTTGGAAAGTCAATTGCAAAGAGCAATTGCCGACTTAGATAAAGATACGGAGTTGCAAATTGATGAAGTTCGTCGTTTAATTCGTAATATCATTCGTGAAGAAATTAAAAAGAGAAAGTAATGGCTAGAATAAATCTATCTGTTGTAATGAAAGAAGTGTTATGGGAGCAATGCCTTAACACACAACGATCAATTCAATTGGAACATTCGCTGACTGCAGAACAAAAGATCCATGGTATCTTTAAAGAGTATGTGTCATTTTTAAGAAAGACGTTAACATCAGAACATATGTTAACAGTACAACGTTTTTTTGCTCCTACTATAACAGAAGCTGAAATTAGCGATGATGAACTTGCAAATGTAATAGCACAAGCGGCGCAAGAATTAGGCGATAAAGTACCGGACGCTGAATATTTAACCGACCCTGACAAACTCGATGTCAGTGCTTTAGATAAGGGTGATGTAAAAAACGGTATACAGACAGAATCCAATGGCCGCCATGGACAATTACTTACTGAAGGCTTTTTAATGACGGTATTAGCTTTACCTGCAATAGCTAAACTGCTAGCAGAAGTAATTGAGTGGGCTAAACGTAAATTTGGGAAATATGATGAAAGCGATCAACAAGCCTTAATATTTTTAGATCTTATATATAAACAAGCTAAAAAAACAAATCAAATTCCATCAAAAACTGAAATATTAGCTTTAGCTAAAAAAGAAGGATTTTTAGGATTGAGTAGTTCTATAGCTACTGCATATGCATTACGTGAAGATCCGGACGCTGCGATGCAAAAAGATATAGAAACGGCGTTTCAGAAGATTGCACAAGCAGTAGGTGATGCGAACGATAAGACTCGAGAAAAGGGACAAGAACCTCATGGCGCAAGTTTTACGCCGGAAGGTAAAGAAGCACAGCCTGTTGATAAACACATGTTACATATATTACATGATTTAACATTTTCATCAAAAGGCGCAAAATGGGTAGCTAATGCAGGACATGACCTGCATAAGGCTTTTTTGATTCCAATTCGTGCGGTTCTTGCGCCATTATTGGCAGCAAAATATGGAATCTTTAAAAGAGATTCATGGAAAAAAGCATGGAAGAATTCGAATGAGGCTGCAAATGTTATATATATTGGAATTATGTTAATAGTAATGACAACCGACGCTATTCAGTATTTTGCTAGCAATGCAGCACTAACACAAATGATAGGTCAGATATTTGGATCTGTAGACGACTTACTGACTACGGCAAAAACTACTATTAAAGCAGGCGACTTAACTATTTCTGCTATAGAAGAATTTATTTTAGCATCTGGAATAACAAAGGGATAATGCTATATGAGCATAATGAAAAGAATACCAAATATATGGTTTTATACGTTAGTAGGCAGTACTGTCTTTCTAACACTATTAGTAATAGTTTTGTCATTTAGAAAACCAGAAATTCCAATTGATGTTCAACAGTATAAATTACAACATCAAATTGATAGTTTAAATACAGTAATAGATGATAACGCTAATACACGTGTAAAGCTTAATTTACAAATCGATTCACTAAACAATTCAATTGCTCGTATAGAAACAAGCGTTGCTAGAAAACAAAAAGAAATACAACAATTACGGGAGAAATATGAAGAAACAATTGATCATGTTAATAGCTTTTCTAATGATGACATTAACAGCTATTTCGCAAAAAGATATTCTGAATGATAGTTTAATTTGTCTGCCACCAGGCACGATGAAAGAAATTATTAAAGACCTAGAATCAGGCGACTTAGCCAGACGAGAACTTGCACTTGTTTATAGTATCAATATAGATTTAAGTAATACAATTGCCTTAAAAAATTCTATTATACTAAATCATCAGAAAAAAGAAACTACGTATATAACGGATATTAATTCATATAAACTAGTCATTGATGCTAAAAATACACAAATTGAATTAGCAAAAGCTAAAGCTAAAAAGTATCGTAGACAGCGCAATGGAGTACTTATAGGTGGATCTGCACTTTTAATTGCAATTCCTACATTAATTCTTGTTTATACGTTATAAATTTTATATATTAAAGAGTTATGTCAAAATCACTTAAAGAAATAATAGCAGACGAGTATAAAAAATGTGCAGCTGACCCTGTACATTTCATGCGTAAGTATTGCATAATTCAACACCCTACGAAAGGAAAGATGTATTTTAATTTATATCCTTTCCAAGAAGATACATTACGTGACTTACGTGATAATCGATATAACATTATTCTTAAGTCACGCCAATTGGGTATATCAACTTTAACAGCTGGTTATGCTCTTTGGGCTATGTTATTTAAAAATGACTATAACGTTCTAGTTATTGCTACTACCCAAGACGTTGCTAAAAACTTGGTAACAAAGGTAAGGGTAATGCATGATAATCTTCCGGCTTGGCTGAAAGGTAAATCAATGGAAGATAATAAATTGTCATTGCGTTTTAAGAATGGGTCACAAATTAAAGCTGTTTCTAGTACAGGCACTTCCGGCCGTTCTGAAGCATTATCACTATTGGTAATTGATGAAGCTGCATTTATTAAAGGCATTGATGAAATATGGACATCCGCACAGCAAACATTAGCAACGGGTGGTGGTGCTATTATATTATCTACACCTAATGGTACTGGTAATTTATTCCATAAACTATGGGTAGATGCAGAGGCTGGTGGTCAATTTAATCCTATTAAACTACACTGGTCACGTCATCCAGATCGTGATGAGACATGGCGTGAAGAACAGACTCGATTGCTAGGCGATAAAGAGGCAGCGCAGGAATGTGATTGCGACTTTATATCATCCGGCCATACAGTAGTTGACGGTCCTATTATACAATGGTATGAACAAACATACGTTACGGATCCTTTAGAAAAGAGAGGGTTTGATAGTAATTATTGGATATGGGAGTATGCCGACTTTAATAAAAGTTATGCAGTAGTAGCTGACGTCGCTCGCGGCGATGGGGCCGATAACTCTGCATTTCATGTTATTGAAATAGAATCAATGACACAGGTAGCAGAATACCGCGGTAAGATAAGTACTACCGATTACGGGAACATGTTAATAACAGTTGCCACAGAATATAATAATGCTTTATTAGTAATAGAAAATGCAAATATAGGATGGGCAGTACTACAAGTTGCAATCGACCGTAACTATGAAAACTTGTATTATTCATATCGCCAAGATGCGTATATCGATGAAGAAGTTCACTTATCAAAGGGATATGACTTAAAATCTAAATCAGATAAAGTTCCTGGATTTTCAACTACTTCAAAGACAAGACCTTTAATGATATCTAAATTAGAAACGTATTTTAGAGAAAAAGGCCCTATTGTTAAAAGTAAAAGACTAACAGATGAACTATATGTATTCATCTGGAATGGTAGTAGAGCAGAAGCTCAAAGAGGTTACAATGATGACTTGGTAATGTCATTTGCAATTGCATTATGGGTACGTGACACGGCATTGCGTTTACGTCAACAAGGACTCGATCTGTCTAGAAAATCATTAGGCTATTTTGGAAAATCAAAAGGTGTGTATACATCAACTGGAAATTCTAGTAATGGCTCATGGGACTGGAACGGTGAAAAAGATGGCCTTACTTGGCTAATCTGATATTTATAAAAAAGAGATAAAATATGGCAGACACTTCATTATCGAGTCGGTTAAGACGGTTATTCTCAACTAACGTTATTGTTAGAAGAATAGGCAAAAATCAACTCAAAGCTATTGATACTAATAGATTACAATCATCAGGTGCATTATCAAGTAATAGATATATTGACCGATTTGCTGGATTGCAACGTGGCCAATCATATGGTACTTATAATCAATCATATACATTCCATACTTCTAAATTAGAATTATTTTCTGATTATGAATCAATGGATATGGATCCAATATTGGCATCGGCGTTAGACATTTACGCAGATGAGTCGACTGTAAAGGATGCAGATGGGGATAC